ATCCGAGCCTTCAACTCGGCGAGGGTCGCGTACCCGTTGGTGATCGCCACGGGTTATGCCTTCCGGCGCAATCCGCGGATCTTCGGAGCCGCCTCGATGACCTCGACCTCGGCCGCCTGCTCGCGGCTCTCGACCTTGGCGAAGGACTCGGGGGAGTCCTGGACGAGGACCGCCTCTAGACGAGGGTCCTCGATGATGTCCCCCGGGGCGAACTGACCCGCCGAGGAAGCGTACTTGGAAACGCACTTGAGCACGGGAATGTCCTTTCTCTAATCCGACTGAAGCATGACATGGACCTCGAAGGTCGCATCCGCGGTTCCGCTCTCGGTTGCCACGACCCGGAGTTCCGGCAGGAGCGGCCCCGAGCAAAGAGCATAATAGGCCGCGGCTCCGTTCGCCGTGACCGCGATCGGGGTCATCGACAAGTCGGCCCATTCGTGGTCCGAGTCGATCCGGCCCTGTAGCTTGACCGAGAACTGGTTGACCCCGGGGTTGTTACCGGACCCTGCGGTCTGGTTGACGAAGACGCCCGCGTCCTTGAAGAAGCCGCGATAGATCCGCTCCTGCGGGTCGTTCAGCGTCCAGTAGGACCGGAACACGTCCCCGTTGACCGACGCGGTTCTCTGAGCCAGCGGAAGGGCGTCAACCGCCTTGGCGACTCCGAAGACAGGACCGTTCATCTATCCCCCTCTTGTGGTTCGAGGGGGCCGGGTTGCCCCGACCCCCCCGGCCCTTACCTAAACGCCCTGACAGTCAAGCAGGACGTACAACACGACGGCGAGATCCTGACCCGTGGCATTCCATGCCGCGTTCGTCGTGATCGGAACGCCGATCTTCGCACCAGCGACGAACGGGACGGCCTTCTGCTGGAATACAGCAGATGTCGCCGCGGCCGTGGTGATCGTCTGGGTAGTTGCCGTGGCAATCGTTCCATCGATCGTCGCACTCACTTGAAGTTGTCCCGCACTCGCCGCGCCGGACAGGTTGACCGACATCCCGACGATTGACCCAGCCCAAGGCATGGTCAACTCAATGACGTTCAAGAACGCCGCGGAGTCGACTTCCATGATCTTGAGGAAGGCATCGGTCTGAGATGCGGCAACCGCATCCTGCACGAAGGTGAAGGGGACGATCTGGCCCCGCGCCGCAATCTGTTCGAACTGCTTCATTGTGATTCAGTCCTACAGGCTGATATTGTAGATGACGCCCGCGCCCTCGATGCCGGACGCCGCACCCGTCGGGGCGTAGCGGCCGAAGCCGAGACGGAACGAGGCCACAAGGCGGGACTGCTGCATACCGGGCATCCGCTCGAGCTCGAGGGTGACGGCCTTGCGGATGCCAACCTTGAACGCGTTGCGGTTGAAGGCAACGATCTGACCCTTGGTGTTGTTCGCCGCGGTAGCCGAGATCTTGCCGTCGGCCTCGGTCAGGCCCATCGCCATCGTCGAGATGACGGGGTTCCCGAGGATGTTCCCGATCTGCCCGACGAGCACCCCGGCTTGCGGGCCGAACTTGTCAACCGTGACAACCTGGTCAAGCTGAGCGATCGCATCGGCAGTCTGCGGGTCGCAGACATAGATGAGGTCGCTCGAACGGACGGGATGACCCCAATCGATCTTGTAGGTGTAGTCCAGCATCTTGCCCTTGAGTCCGGCAAGCTGGCTGAGAGCCACCGAGCCCGCGGCGTTGGTGCTGTTGCCCGTGTTGTCCACGAGACCGACGTGACGAAGTCCATCAAACGCAAGATAGAACTTGTCGTCTGCGGGATCAGCGTCATCAGAGTTGATGTTTCCGGTCGCTGCATTGGTCGTATCGCCGTTCAGGACCACGCTATCCGAGTAGAAAGCGAGCGATGCGGCAACCTGCTGACGAATGAAAGGAAGGAACGGAATAATCGCGTCCTCTTCCATCTCATAAGTCCAGACCTGGGGTATGAGCATCTTCTTGGCGACGACGTTGACGCGGTTTGAACCGACCCGGCCACCGCCTGTGAGGTAGCTGTTCTCGGTCGTGTTCTCGCCCACGAGGATGGGCTCCGGCAGATCCGCCACGATTGGCAGATAAGCCGACGGAGCCAGCAGGTCGAAGGTATCGATGAGACCGAAGATCCGCGAATCCTGGCGAGCGGCATCCCAGAGTTCGGAGGCATACTGGACGCCGACGAGCTCCTGACCGTACCCGGCCGCGCCCTCGTTCATGGTCGCCTTGCGATAGGGGATAGCATCGACGCCCTTCGGGGTGCTGTAGATGTAACGCTTGCTCACGGCCTCGTAGGCGTTGACCAGTTCCTCGGACATCGGCTTGCCGCTGGACTTCATGATGTCGTGCAGCATCTGCACGTCACCCGAGGTCAATCCGGCGAACTTCGAGCCCGCGGTGTTGGCGTCGCCGCCGAAAGCAATCTTCCGGCCCATGCCGGGGTTAGCCTTGACGGTCGCCTCGATCTCGGCCATCCGGCCTTCGAGGGACTGACCCTGCGCATTCACCTTGGCGACGAGGTCGCCGAGGAGCTTTTCGACTTCGCTCATCGCTTACTTCCCCTTGATAGCGGCCATCGCCGCATTGAGTGCTTCAACCAGATTTGACGGAGTCGAGAAGTCTTGTCCAGACCCCCCCTTCTCTTCATGCATGCCTTCGGCCTCGTCCTCGGGCATCTCTTCCTCTTCGGCTTCGTCGTACCCTTCGAGCATCGCATCGACGAGGGCCGCGGCCGCGACCAGATGATCGCGGAGTTCCATCATCTGCTCGTTCTTCATCCGGGGCTCCTTGTCGTGGCCGCCCTTGTCGTCTTCCATCTGATCCATGCCTGCCTCCTGCGGCTCTTCGCCGTCGTTCATCTTGACCCGAAGGGCCGTGGGATTCGCGGGAATCGCGACGAGTGACACTTCGAGGAGCTCCTTCTTGACGTGATGAATCGCCGATCCGACCTTCCGACGTTGCATCGACCGGAATCCGACGGAGACCGCGTTGAGCATGCCTCGCTCGACCAGTTCCTTCGCCGTCTTGCCCCGTTCCGTCGGCGCGAACTCGATGTCCACAACCCACCCGGAACCCTCCCGCCGGGGCTCACCCACGGCCCGACCGACGATGTCCTCGATGCTCTCATATCGGTGGGTGTCGAGGATGACGGGGTTCCGCATGAAGTTGTCGAACTCCCACCCGTCCATCTCGACGACCTCGCCTTGCCGATCGAGGGCATCCGAGGTCATCACGAATGATGCCTTCCCGTCCTTGATGGACAGCGGCGCATCCATGATGCTCTTCGCCCGGAGCCGTTCTTTCTCTTCCAAGATGACTTGCCTCATATGGTCCAGTCCCCTTGAGCCTATAACGAGCCATTTAATCTGAGCAACTACCCCCGCGAGCCGGAAGTCCCCGAGGTGCCTCGCGGCCCATGCCTCGCGGAGCCGGACCGCCTCTTCCTCGGTCTCGGTCTCGGGCACCCGACGGTCCCGGGCCATCGGTGCGAGTCGGTTGAACTGGGTATCCCCGAGGATGTTTCCGCCGCGATCCCAGATCTCGGGCCATTCGTCCTTGAGCTCCTGCGCCTCGCCGACGGGGAAGAGCGGATACCGCGAGGCCTGCAAGGATACCCGAGAGTCGCCGCCCTGCTCAGGAAAGTCGGTGATCGGCATCAGTCCAGAACCTCGGTCTCATTGACCCCGAAGGGCACTTCCTCGATCTCGGGCCCGGGAACCCCGACGATCGCTTCCATCGAGCATCGACAGTTGATGTCCTCGGCCGCGATCCCGAACTGCCCGGGGGCCTTCGTCGTCCCGCCGTCCGGGGACTCGAAGTCCTCGCCGACCGGGACGGTCTGGTCATGCATCGCGAGATGCGTCTCGCGGGTCCGGTCATCGAGGGCCGAGAGCCACACTTTCGCGGTCACGTTCCCCGACTGCCGGAAGCCTTCCTCTAGTCCGCCATTGTAGGCCCCGAGGACCTCGGTCCGAGCGATCATCTCAGCCCGGGCAGGGTTGAAGGCCGGGACCGTCTCAACGATCTCGATGAGGTTCTCGACCGATGTTCCTCTTTCCATTTCGCGGGTCAGCTTCCGCTTGAGCTCGCGCCATGTCGTCTCGGCCACCTGCTGGGCGAACCGTTGCCCGCGTTCCCGAAGGAACCGTTCCGCGGCCGGGGAACGCATGTCGAAGTCCAGCCCGACCCGGGCCTTCCGCAACCCGCCGAGGCCCCCCGCTCGGAACGTCCGGTCGATGACCGGGAAGGTCGTCCGGTAGGCCGCCGCGATCTGGGCCTCGTTCTCGTCGTCGTCATCGAGGTCTAGTCCCCCGGCATCCGCCTTGATCGCAGAGCCGATCGCCCGCTTGTACTTCTCGACCAGGTCCTTTTGCACCCGTCGGACCGCGTCGAACATATCCCGCTCGAAGGGCCGGACGGCCGCGTCCCGAGCAGACATCGCCGCACGATGAACGACGGACCCGTAAGCCGGGACCTTGTCGACCCCCCCGAGAATCGAGACCGGGCCTCGGGGGATTAGGCTTTTCCCCGAAGGACTCGCAGTTCCGGGGGGGCCTGTTCCTCGACCGGGGCAGGGGGGGCCGAGAACAGACCAGGGGCGAGCGGGGGCTCGTCACCCCACGGGTACCCTTCCCCGCCTTCGGGCAAGAGGTCCGGACGGTAGACCTCGAGGAGCTTGTTTAGCGGGACCCCCATCGCATAGAGTTTGGTCATCTGGTCCGTGATCTCGGTCTGGTCCTCTTGAAGGGCCGGGATCTTCGAGAAGTCGAAGACGAGTTCGAGGTCACCGCCGAACATCGGCATGAGTTGCTCATTGATTGCCCCCGCGATCCTGCGGGCCTCGGGGATGATGCAGTCGGTGAAGAAGGCCTTGTCCGCCTGTTCGACGTTCGAGTAGGTCGCCCGCGAGAAGTCCTGCAACTTGGTCGGGGGGATCTTGTAGGCCCGGGCCACGTCGGACAGGGTCCAGTTGAGCAACTCCATGAACTGAGCATCCGAGGGCGACAAGGCCGGGGACTCGATCTTCATCGGGTGAGAGAAGACCGCGAGCCGATGGGCCCGGTCCTTGCCCTTGAGCCGCGTGTTCAACTGCTCCTCGATCGAGAGCCGCTGTTCCTTGGTCAGGCTGATCCCCTGGTCGGCCGGGTACATGATGCCGCCCGGGTTGAGCCCGTTCCGGAAGATGTTCCGGTTCGACTCTAGGGCATCGAGGTTCGACTCGACCGAGAGCCGCGCCGCTTCGAGCGGGGACAGGCATCGGAACTCGTTCGATGGGTCTTGGATGCCGTGAATCCATACCACGTCCTCGGGGGCAAGCCGGATCTCTTTGTTCTCGGCCTTGTAGATGTACCCCGCGATGTATTCGGTCGGATGCGGAACGACCTTCATCTTGGACGCGTTGGCGAACCAGAGCTCAATCGGAACGCCCGAGCGGTCCTTCTCTACGACGATGAAGGCCTCGCCGTAGGTGCACATGCTCACCTCGACGGCCTCGAGGAGCCGCCCTAGGGTCCAATGCGGATTGACGTTCCGGAAGAGGTCGTATGCCGACCCCGAGAAGACCTCTTCGCCGTGCTCGCCCGAGTTGTCCATGATCCGGACGGGTATCGCGGCCAAGGCCGATGACCGCAGATCAACCGCGGCATAGACCGCCGTCGAGAGCTCAACAACCCGATGGGCCGCGAGGCCCCGCCGCTCGTCACCGAACGAGAAGTTCCCGAACCCGGTATCGGTCGTGACGGCGGCCGCACCGAGCCGCCACGCCTTGACCGCTGCATTCCACCGATCGAGCATGCCCATGCTCCCGAGCATACCCGCCCGAGGCCGGGGGACTCAAGACGGGCCCCAAAGCAGAAGCCCCCCGGGTAGGGGGGCCGGGGGCCGCGGGTCACGCAACCATCCGATGTCCGGAACCGTGGAACTCGCCGCCGCACTCGCACTCGCAAGCCGGGCCCGTGGAGTGGGTGCACTTGGCTCCGCACTTGTGCTTGGTCGTCTTCGCCTGAACTTCGGACATGTTGATGACATCACCGCAGGTGCACCGAAGACCCGCGATAACCCGGGAACCGCTGACCTGCCAGTGGCTGATCGAATAACCTTCAAGACGGGGAAAGCCGTCGATCATCACGCAGAAGGTCTCAACCGAGGCAGGCTTGCCGCATGCACCGCACTTGCCGACGAACCGACGGCTCTCGCTCATCGCCTTCGCCTGGGTCATCTTCTGCATCTCGGTCTCCTTCTGAGGAACTGCGGCGCGGTGCCGATGTATTCATATTAGCAGGTTTGTATAACCCGTCAAGGGGTTTGAGAAAGAAAGTTCAGGACATCCCGACGTCGGCCGAGCCGAGCCCGCGGTGGGCGTAGACAAGGGCATCGACCATGTCGTCATGGTCCGCGACAGGGAAGCCCAGGAGCTCCCGCGAGAAGTCCGGGGGCAGGTCCGGGGCCAGGGTAACGAGGCCTTGTTCGAACCGAGCCTGAATCCCCGTGAACCGGGTTACCTTGTCCTTGTCCGGCCGGACCCCGACGACCGGAAGGTCCGTCGTCCGCAAGAGCTCGGTCACGACGGCCGCTTGAAACTGGACTTGCTCGACCGCTACCACCTGCGGACGCCACTTCCCCGCGAAGGCCTTGATGAACCCGAGGACCCCGTGGAAGGGCATCCGGCCTCGGGCCACGTCGAGGACATACAAGGCCCCGGTCCTGTCCCGACCGAGGGCGACCGCCGCAGTCCAGTCGGCCCCATCCTTCGTCGAGATCGCAAGGTCCACCCCGACCGAGACATCGAGGTCTTCCCGGGCCGGGGGCTCGCCGACCCGTATCCATTCCCGCCGGAGCAAGGCCCCCGCCGCACTCACGAACTCGGCACCGAACTCCCGACGGAAGACGATCGCGGGCAGGCTCGACCGGGCCGCGTCGACCTCGGCCTCGTCGAGATGCGGATTCGTCCAGGATGGCAGGCACCACGAACGGACCTCTGGGTCTTCCCCCTGCCCCTTCTGGACGAGCTCGTGAAACCATCCGCCCTCAACATTCGGGGTCGAGATGATGACCGCCTTCCCCTTCCGATCCGCGAGGGCCGGACGAAGGACCTCTTCCCAGACCCGCCGGGGCACGAAGTCGGCCTCGTCGAGGACAAGGAAGTCGAGCCCCTCGCCTCGCAGGTTGTCCGGGTTGTCCGCGGACTTGCAAGCGATAATCCCCCCGCTCGGGAACCGCAGCGTCCGGGTCGACTCGTGCGCTTGTGCCCCGACCGCCCGGGACATCACCCGGAGCATTTCCCACGCAATCCCCGAGATTGCATAGGTCGGGGCGACCCACCAAGACTTGCGGCCTTCAAGAGCCATCCGCAGGGCCAGCACGACCCCGAGACGGGTCTTCCCCCATCGCCTGCCGCAGACCAGTACCCGGAACCGAGCGGGGTCCCGGGCAACCGCGGCTTGCGCCTCGTGAAGCTCGGGGAGCCGGATGATCAACAGCCACCGCCCGAGGCAATCGCCACCATGACCGCGACGTGCCCCGACAGGATCAAGATCAAGGAGACCGTATCCCCGAGGGTCCATCCTTCCTCGATGGTCACGCGAAGAGCCTCAGTTGCTCGCCCTCGGCCTTGCGGCCCGGGGCAGGGGACGCCGGGATATCGAAGACCTGCCCGGTCTTGACCGCGGCCGCCTTGATCCGGGCCTCGGCAATCGCCGAGTACTCGGGTGACAACTCGCAACCGATGAACCGCATGCCCTCGAGGACGGCCGCCTTGCCCGTCGAGCCGGACCCCGTGAAGGGGTCGAGGACCAGACCGCCCGGGGGCGTGACGAGACGGACCAGATAGCGCATGAGATCGGTCGGCTTGACGGTAGGGTGAATGTTCCGGTTGATAGCAGGAGCGTTGGAGTCGTGGCCTTCGCCAAGCCCTGCCCCGTAACGGTGT